AAAGGTTGAGGCCAAGAAAGCCGGTAAAGCCGTTGTCAAGAAAGCCGTCAAGGTCGCCAAGCGCGCACCATCGGCCTACAACAAACACATGAAGAAAGAACTTGCACGTCTAAAGAAGAAACATCCGAAGACTCCACATGCGACGTTGTTCAAGCGAGCCGCCAAGTCATGGAAAGGATCTAAGAAAAAGAAAGGTGGTAAGAAGTGAAGGTGCTTGCAAAAGAGTTTCCATATTTAGTGGCCAACAAAGCCGACGCTCCCGCTCTTTGGACAATAGACCAAGGTGACGGTTGGCGACAACTTGCCCCTGCCTCGAATACTTTTATCGCAAGTACGTATTTTGATTTGGCTGGAATGTCTCAACGTGAGAAGACGTTGTTCTTTGAAGGCGCCGCTGTCCAAGAAGTACTACCCCCATCCTCAACTCCATCGGCCACGGCTGGAGACATCGTTGTAGTGACAGACGTTATGTCAACGAGTCCGATGACCGACGCACAAGCTTCAGCATATCAATTAAGTGCAAATCTTGCTCAGAGTGCAACGGGCCTAAGTTTTGAGCAAACAGTTTACGGACGTGTGCGCATATTCAACATGAACGTCAACACCTTGGCTGGTAGTTATTATGAATTGCAAACTGACAATCAAACTGGTTCACTTGAACCAACTGCAAGCGATCGCATCTATTGTTATCGAATAGTCACGTTTGGTCCAACCAATGTAAACGGAACTCACAGTGTCTGGGGTGCCAGGTATTTGCTTCAAGCCTCTGCAAAAGAAGAAGCAGAGTTTCAGTATCTCATGCGACTTCAACGATCATACGTGCTTCAACAATCACATGATGAGGATTGATTTACGTGGACTTCTATTACAGTCCGTTTCAAGAAGAGCTGCAAGAGCGCGTCACAGACGTTGTGTTTTCACCTAAGCGCGCATTAGCTGCCGTCAAAGCAACCCGCATACCTCAGCCTGTTGCTATTGGTGTTTTTGCCGGAGCTGCTTTCTTTGCCTTTGCTCCATTGCTACAACCAGGGCCACCAGCCAAAACACCTGGTCCCGGAATACTCCCAGTGTACAACGTGGGGAGGTTTGTCATATGACTACTGAAACTGAAACTGAAATTGAAACCCGATCATCGAAGACAACCCGCTTTGCAGAGTGGCTTATGGCACGTGAAGAGCGACGCCAGGAGAAAGACTCTAACCTTGAAGGTATGATTCGACTCAATGTGATCGTGTCCTTTCTTACTCTCGGTTTGGTCGGTGGCTTCGAGGCTGTTCAACTTGGCATCAGCCTAGTCCCGTATCTTTGAAGCGCACACATCACATACCCAAACATCTGGGCAGTACTTGCGACGTCCCCACTTTGGGTTGAAGAACGCTAAGACTGGCGCCATCCTCAAGGCGACGTCGGGGACATCTCCGGACCATCCACACATCGCACATGTGGCTTTCATTGCTCGCACCTAGTAGAACCACACATTGGACACATGTCTAGCATGAACCTGCCTTCCATGCGAAAAGTCCAAGATTGATTCCATTCATACGTCTTATCACAATCAGCACAATAAATGCTCATTCGTCCACCCCCACGCAATGCGGGCAAGGATAATGCAAACCAAAACCGTTGCAAATCAAACCATTTTCACACTTGCAGTTCATTGTGAAGCCAACTCCCAACAAACGTCACATATCATCGGTTCTAGCTGCGTACACATGCGACCACGCATGGTCGCAGTACGGCAAACGACCACGGCCTTTTCCTTGAAGCATCGAGGACAGTAAGTGCACATCAAAGGTCACCTGCCCGTTCTGTCCATCGCTTGACAACTGGGTCAAGACCTTTCTTCAAACAGTCAATGCAATCACGGGGAACGCGCTTAGCGGTGTACGATCCCCAAGTCTCTCCACATGACGTGCATTCAGCGTAATGCTTGAACACTTCTTCTGTAGGTGTGCTGTCATCAAGTAATTTCTGCCTCACCCACTTGCTAAAGTTGTCAATCTTTTGTGCTTTTTCATACGAAGTGGGGCATAGTGAGACCATTTTGTGTCGCATGGTTGACCCTAAGGGCATCGTCAATATATACATATCCCACAGAAAACGAGGGGTACCCCTATATCCGATGGCTGGTGACGATACAGGGAGGGATGGGTGGGGACCATCGTGACGGCGCTGTGAGAGTAAAGAAGATTAGGTGCTGGATTAAGTACGAGAGCATCGTTAGTTTGGGTTGGTCGGGGGAGCCGGCTCGCTGCTCAGTTAACCAAGAAAACCCCCGACCACCCCAGAGATGATACCATGGCTAACAAGAAAACCTCGATGTTTACGCTTACCGAACGACTTAGCATTACTGCGGCAAGCACCGATACGTTTGCTACCATTGACCTTGGCTCCTACGTTGACGTGGGCGATCGTCAAGCCATCCAAGTTCACAGTGTTGATTTCATCTTCCAAGGCACAACCGCCTCTGAAGCAATCTGGTCAACCTTTGGTGGTGCGGCTCAAGCCAGCATTCAAGTTGCTGACCTCAACCGAGGCGGACTTGTGTTCAGTGATGATCGATCACTTGTGGCAAGTGGCATCCTCAACTTCGATAACGATGCTTACCTACAAAACGCAACCGACCTTTACCCTGACAACTTTGGCAAAGGCTCCGATGATGGTCGCTTTGTGGTCAACGATCAACTCTACATCACTGGGTTGACAACTGCCCTGGCATCTGGAAAGACGTTGAACGTCACCGTCCGTGTCAACGCCTCCATTGTTTCCTTGACTGCCAAGGACTTCATGGCCATCGCAATCCAGTCAACTGCCGCAGACAACTGAGGGTGATTCCCTTGGTTAAGATTGAAGGTACGCTCGAAGAAATCCGAGCTATGTTTGCAGAGGGTGCAAAAGCCCAGGCAAAGGTTGAGGCCAAGAAAGCCGGTAAAGCCGTTGTCAAGAAAGCCGTCAAGGTCGCCAAGCGCGCACCATCGGCCTACAACAAACACATGAAGAAAGAACTTGCACGTCTAAAGAAGAAACA